GGCCACCAACGCCACCATGCTTCTACATATGGATTAGTTTCTTCTTCGTAAATTTGAAACCAGTCAATATCATTGCGGTGATTCTTAACCATGTCGTATGGTCCATGATCTTTGATCTCTTTGTAGTAGGCACTGCTGTGTTTGGGATGGCAGTATCCGCATTTAAAATTGCATTCGTTGCCAAAACTAACTTCAATATACTGCGGATTAATATTTTGATCCCAATCGCCATCTTTGATCTGTTGAAATCGTTGATCTGTGTAGATTGTTGAGTTACGTTCCTTGCGATCGCTGACGTAGTCGTCTCCCATGGCCTCGATATTCCAACAGTAATTACATCCCTTGGGTTTGCCACCGTTGAGCATTTCTAGTCGTTCGTGTTTCTTTTGATTGGTATTGTGTAATGCACTTGCATCTATAACAATCTCATCTAAAGGAATTTTGTGGGGTGCTGGATGATAACAACTGTGTGTTTCACCTGTGCCTAAATAAATGGTTGTGTGATGCCACTTGGCCATACAGAACGTAGGCGAAATTTCATTCATAATAGGAATGAACTTTTGTATTCTAGCCTTATCGTCCATTTATTCTTTCCTTGGCTGCATCAAATTGTATTTGTAACCAATCAAAATCATTAATTAATTTAAGAGTCTGCGGATCATTTTTATTATACTCTCCGAAAGATTTTCCACCTTCGGCACCTAGATAAGAATAAAATCCAAAAGGAACATCATCATTCAGTTTACACCACGCATCTAAACGCTGTTGTGTTTCAGTATCTTCCTGTCTATCTATAGTCCTGCTGGCTAATTTACAGCATTCTCTAAAAGCACTCTTCCACGTATTAAAAGGATCTGTGTTAAATGCAGTGATATTACTAACTTCTGGCATGGCCTTGAATAAAGAACTGATGCTAGTGGTCATATCGGGTGTGGATACATCCATATTTTGAGTAGGAGCCTTAGGCAAAAGTTTTACGCCGCCATACCCATATTCTAATCCATTTATAGGATTTCGACTACGCCATACATGTACACATTCTAAATCTTCTTTAGGCACTACATGATCAAAATTAAAACTATCTAATATTTCAGCATCGGCATCAACTACCCAAAACATTTTAGTAAAACTATGTTTGGCCGCAACAATATGCGCCTGATGAATGCCTTTAACACCGTGTACTCGTTGTGCTCTAGGAAATCGCTTAGATAACTCTTGGAAATTCTTATCTGCGGTAGGTTCTTGATAGCTTATGAAAATTATATCGTACATTGCTGATAATAGGTTGCGTTGAGGTTAATGGTTTCTTCGTACAGGTCTAATATGTATTTGCTCTGTACTGCATCTAAATACGGATAATCTAATCCTAGGTGAGTTTTTAATTTATTTCCTAGTTCTTTTATATCTGCTTCTAAACTACCGTGAAGGACATTTTCGTTGTATATGTTTTTAAGAACTTCAAAATCACGCACATCAACATAATTCCAATCGGTGCAGTTGGTCATCCATGTGCCCAGTCTAGCACCGTATACTGCATATAATCCGTTTTCTTCATGGGCACCGACTGTGGACCACATACGCAGTCTATGAGTGTTGTGCCACCAGATGCGTTCTTTAATTTCTTGAGGAGGTACACGCACTCCGTCAAGCAGTGTCATCTTAACACCTTCGCGAAATCCTGCTCGCCATGCTTGAAACGGACTTCCCGTAACAATGCTTTCACTATAGACTCTTGGAAAATTACGATATCCATCTTCCCAACAGAAATCTACCTGGCCGCGATCACTTTCTGAATTTTCATGCGTCTTCATGTTAAGAACAAAGTTTTTCTTCCAGATTTTTATTCCACCATTGCCGTATCTAAGACCATTGATTTTGTTTCGGCCGCACCACCCATAAACTTGAATCTTGGGGTCTTTCATATCCAAGTCAAGGTCAAAGAACTTGGTATCTACTATGTTATCGGCATCTACAGTTATGAACCATTCCGTTTCTGCTAACTCTGCTGCGGCTTTATGTGCATGGTCACTGCCTTTTACTCCATGAACACGTTTGGCCCAAGGAGCTTTAGAAACCAGATCAGCATAATGCAATTCTGCATTGGGCTCATCATAACTTAAAAATACTATATCCAATTCTACTATTTTCAGTTATATTCAATCACATATTTCTTAAAGATTCGTCTAGTGTATACACTAAATTTAGTAAAATTAATATTAGGTATTAGTTTTGCAGTACCCAACAGTTCATTAATTTTCACAGATACTGTTTCTAAAAGCACATTTGGATCATTGTAGTCTGTGATAAAAAATAACATCTCAGTATCACCGTCCCAAACTATATTGCGTTTTTTGAGGCCGGCACGTGATTTTTTAGTACCACCGTATTCCACAGATAACTCTATCTTTAGACAATTAGTTTTTGAATCATGTTTGAGATAAACATCATGCAGTTTTAATTCAGAATCTTTCTTACTGATAATCCTATGTAAAACATCGTCAATTTTAAAAACACTTTTTATTTCAGCGATTTCTACAGTGTTAGAATTAATATCTACTACACAATTGCTAATTTTTACTTCTGCATTTATTATAGATAGAGCTAATTCATCGTCAATAGGAATCTTGTTTTTTTCATTTACAAATGCATGGCTAGGGCCAACACTTAGGACCAGGCCTGTATTTGGATCAAATACAGCTACAAACTGTACCGGCGGTAATTCATAATTCAAATACCATTGATCGAAATCAATTAATTTTTCCATGCTATTTCCTCGAGAATCGAAATCATTTCACGATTCATTTTGTCTTTTTCAACATAATGAACAATATCCTGCTGCTGATAATTTCCTATTTTCAGCTGTCCTGTTTTATTCAAATAAAATCCCACATGATCACTCCATGCATCTGCAGGCCATGGCCAATTTTGAATCATTGGCTTCATATGCACTACTCGAGGAAACTCTAAATCATAAGATATAACATCAGTGATATCTAACAGCTTTGCTGCCAGAGCAAATGCTTCATCGGTTCCTAGTATCTTAGGCTTGTATTCTGATAAAAACATGTTGGAAAACTCCACAGGGTTTTTAATAATGTCTCTACCAAGATTAAAAAATTCTTTAGCTAGCTCGCTGTCTTTTTTAAAGAACGTATAAAAGCTGTAAAGATTAGGTAGTTTATTTTTTACAAATGCCTTGCGATAATGTTGATCGGTGACTGTCTCGCCTCTATAGGTAAAGCTCTTGTTTGCGATATATAATTCACTGTTTTCGATAAAATACTCAGCCCAATGGCTGTAGTCTCTCAGGAACAACATGTCTGCATCTAAACACACCGTGTTATCAAAGGGACTAAGTTGATCCATCCACGACCGGCCGTCCCAAAATGTTTCTTGGTCCCATTCTATGACATGATCAAACACCCAACCGCTTTTAATATTCTGTAATTTTTGTTTATTGTTTATGACTAATGCAACTTGATCAAACCCTGGACGCTGTGTATTTTTTATACTCAATGCCAGGCCATATGCTAATTGCATGTAGTCAATGATTTCGTGTTCAGCTACTACAATCAAATAACCAAATTTCATACAAGGTCCATTAATTTTGAAATATTTCTTACTATGCTTTGTTTATTCATAATGTGTATGTCTGTGTTCTTGAGAGTAGCAGCACAGAAATTTGCATCTAATTTATGAGATACCAATACAGTAAGTTTATCCTGATCTACATCATGTAGTATGTCTTTGTCTAGCAGCGTTAGTACCGGAGGTAAACACACTGTATCTATGTTTTCAAAACCATCTAAAATATGTTTGGCTATGCTGAATGCAATGTCATTTCTATATTGCTTTGAGTCAAATCTATATGTATCAGCAAAATATTGATAGTTGTCTAGTATGATCTGAACAAGATCGAAAAATAATTTAGTATACGAATTCTTTGTAAACATCACAGTTGTTGCCCAATATAATTTAGTCCCAACCTCTGATACATAAAGGTCGCAATAGCCTAGTCTGTTATTATCATAAATGTCATTGATGCTTTCACCTATTAGTATATCATGATCAACATCCCAGTATTCTCCAAGAGTTTTTGAAAATATAAAAAAATCTGCGTCTATCATCAGTGTTCTATCGTAGGGTGTTTGTTTCCAGGCAGAATATCTGTTGCCATTCATAAATGTCACAGTGCTATACTCTGCGCCGTCGTGCAGTCTGCGATAGTTATTTGCTGGAGGTCTTGGAACGATAATGATATTTTCAAATACTTCTTGTGCTTTGTCGTATATTTTTGATTCGTGCATCCAATCAACTGTAGATTGATCAGTGACCAAAGAAGCGGGTACATGTAATTGTTTTTTAGCTAGGCCGCCGGCCACAATACTCATCAGGGCATAGTCCACTGACCTATTATTGTGAGCATAGATTAAAATACCTTTGGTCATTGTGCTAATAACTTTTCAACAGATCTACTTTTTTTAAGATTTTGATCAGCTTCAAAATATTCATTAGTAGCTTCAAAGTATCTAGAAAAAATCTCATCTCTAAACTCTTCTAGATTAGGTATAAGGATGGGATTTTGATTAGAATCTAACAATACCACCGATGTAGTTCTACCTTTGAGGATTAAGATTTCTACAAATGTTAACAGAGTCTGATTGATGTGGAAAAGGCCACCCTGAAAACCAAAAGTTAATTTGGCAGCATTTTTTTCTTTAAGGACTTTTTTCTGAATTGAAAATGTTTGCTTGTAGTTAG